CCGCCGCAAGTTCGACGACGGCGAGGACTACGAATACAACCCAGCAATGGGCAATCCGGAACAGCTCATCATCATGCACAAGTACCCTGAGATTCCTCAGAGTGCGATGGCTCTGATGATGCAGCAGTACTCGGATGCGGAGAGCTACACCGGTCAGCAGAGCTACGGCAACGGCCTCAACGCCGGCTCACTGGGTGATGTGGCTGCAGGCATCAAAGGCGCTTTGGCTGCCACTGCCAAGCGTGAGATGTCTGTGCTCCGTCGTTACGCCAATGGCGTAGCCAAGGTTGGTCAGAAATTCCTCTCGATGTCGAAGGACTTCCTCTCTGATGAGGAAATCGTCCGCGTCACCAACGACCAGTTCGTTGCCATCACTCGTGACGGCATTGACGGCAAGTTCGACATCACGGTGAAAGTGTCCTCCGCTGAGGAAGACAACCTGAAGGCCCAGGAGCTGAGCTTCATGCTCCAGACTGTTGGCCCGAAGGTCGACTTCGGTATCACGAAGAAGGTGATGGCTGAAGTGGCTCGTCTTCGCAAGATGCCTGAGCTCGCTCACGACATTGCCAACTTCGAACCGCAGCCGGATCCGCTGGTTGTGGCAGAACAGCAGGCAAAGTTACGCAAGCTCGAGGCTGAGATTGCGACGGAACAAGCCAAGCGTGAGTACTACCTGGCCCAGACGAAGCTTCTCGGTGCGAAGGCCGATCAACAGGCTCTCGACACGGTTGAGCAGGGCACTGGTACTGCGCACGTCCGTGAGATGGCCAAGATGGAAGCCCAAGGTGAGTCCAACCAGGATCTCACCATCACGAAGGGCTTGCTGGATCAGGGCCGCACTGACGAAGCCATCGGTTACACACAGCTGACAAAGAGCCGCTAAACCATGTACGACCGTGAAATTGCCGAGTGCTATCGGCGCATCCGTGCGGGTGCTTCGCTTAATACGCTCCTAAATAACAACCCGGATTTCAGATCGTTGATCGTTGAAGGGTTCCTGAAGGACGCCGTTCTTCAGCATTCTCTTAACATTAACGCTGATGAAAGTGGTACTGTTTCGTTCCTGAAGGGTGTGCAAGTCTTCACCAAATACCTCACCCAGGTACGTGATGAAGCCGAACAGGCCCAGATCGACCTCGAGAATTACCAGCAACTGATACAGGATGGACGTTAATGCCTACCCTCTCTGACGAAGAATTCATCGCTCAAGCCCCGGAAATCGAGAAGCAGCTCGAAGCCACGATCAAGGCCAGCGAAACGCCTGCTCCCGCTACTCCTGCTGTCGAGACTCCGGCCCCGGTGGAAACTCCGCCTGCTGCCGCAGCTGTGGAAACACCGCCTGCAGTTGAAACTCCTCCGGCCACAGAGCCGGCTACGAGTGAGCCTGCGAAAACTCCGGAGGGCGACACGAAAGCTGCCGCCGAAGGCGGCGAAGCTGTAGTGGAGCCCGACTACAAGGCCATCTACGAACAGCTGTTTGGCAAGCCGATCCGTGCCGCTGGTCAGGACATCACCCTTCACACTGTCGACGAGGCGAAGAGCCTCATCCAGAAGGGCGTTGGTTTCCACACGAAGATGAACAAGCTCCACGGCGAACTCAAATACGTTGAGATGCTGCGGAACAACGGCCTGCTAGATGAGAACAAGCTATCGCTACTCATCGACGCTCAAGCCGGGAAACCCGGTGCCATCAAGAAACTACTTGACTCAGCCAAGGTGGATCCATTAACGTTGGATTCTGCCGAGGCAAGCTCCTACGCCCCTTCGGATCACCGCGTAAGCGATGAGCAGGTGCAGTTCCAGTCCGTTGTGTCCGACTTGTCGACCAGCGATTCCGGGAACCAGATCCTCCGCGATGCGCAAGGTTGGGATCAGGCGAGCAAAGCAGAGATCTATCGGACCCCTGCAGTGCTCTCCCTCCTGGCCGAACAGAAGGAAATGGGTCGGTACGACCTGATCGTTGCTGAAGTCAATCGGGCGAAGCTCCTCGGAACTCTCGTCCCGGGCGAAAGCTTCATTCAGGCGTACACCCGCGTGGGTCAGCAGATGATGCAGGCTGGAGCCTTCACCCCGAAGACTTCCATACCAACTCCTGTCGCCCAAAAGACCGTGACGCCGCCTGTCCCGGCCAACTCAAAACAAGCTGCAGCAGCCGCACCGACAAGGGCATCCGCCCCCGGAGCCAAGCCCGCTGTTGACCTTGGAAAGTTGGACGATGACGCGGCCATGACACACATTCGCAAGACTTTGAACATTTGAGGTGACGCAACATGGCTATGGAATACAATGCCCCTCCGGGGACTCCGAGTGACATCGGCACGCAGGAAGTCGTCAAGTACCTGAACCGCAAGGCGATCATCGAGGCGGTGAAGTACTCTCACTTCTCGAAGCTCTCTTCGGTCCAGAACCAGCCGGCGAACTACGGCAAGACGTTCACGAAGTACCGCTACTACCCGCTGCTCAGCGACCTGAACCAGAACCTCCAGGGCATCGACGCCTCTGGTGCGGCTCTGACGGGCGCTGCCGGTGGTAACCCGGGCTACGGTAACCTGTACGGCTCGAGCCGCGACTTCGGTGTGATCACGGCGAAGATCCCGCTCGTGACCGAGGGTGCTGATCGTGTCAACCGTGTGGGTATCACCCGTACGTCCGTCTCTGCGAACCTCACCCGGGTCGGCTTCTTCGCTGACTGGACGGATGAGAGCACGCAGTTCGACAGCGACATGCAGATGCGTTCGCACTTCACCGATGAGCTGGTGAAGGGTGCGGAGCAGCTGAAGGAAGCCCTCCTGCAGCTCGACCTGATCAACGGTGCTGGTGTTGTCCGCTATGCGGGTACCGCCACGTCGCTGGCCACGGTGTCGGGTGAAGGTGCTGGCGCGGCCATCATCGACTACAACGATGTCATCCGCCTCAGCATCGCGCTGGATAGCAACCGTGCCCCGAAGCGGTTCACCATCCTGAAGGGTTCGACCCTGACGGACACGGCGACCGTCAATGGCAGCCGTGCGCTGTTCATCCCGCCTGAGCTGACCACGACCTTCATGGAAATGAAGAACAGCAACGACACCGAGATGTTCGTGCCGGTTGAGAAGTACGCTTCTCAGACGACCGTCCTCGAAGGTGAGATCGGTGCGGTTGCTGGTTTCCGTGTGATCGTCCACCAGGAAATGATCAAGCACAACGGTTCGGCCACTGGCCCGATCGGTGCTTCGGTCACGTCGAACCCTGGGTTCTACGCCACCTCCAGCCGGTACGATGTGTTCAACTGCCTCGCGGTCTGCGCGGAGTCGTTCACCTCGATTGGTTTCCAGACGAACTCGCCGGAAGCGCCGAAGTTCAATCTGGTCATCAAGCCGCCTGGTCCGGCGATGGTCACCCTGGACAACCCGTACGGCAACAAGGGTCTGGCCTCCATCCAGTTCTACTACGGCACGCTCATCGAGCGGTCGGACTGGATCGGCCTGCTCCGTGGTGTTGCCCCGGTGTAACCTGGGACTCCAAGTGAGTGAGGAAAGGGGCCGCAAGGCCCCTTTTCTTTTGCGTTGAAATCTTAATGCTTTCTATGCATAATGAAACCTCATTCACAGAGGACGCCACTCATGACCGTTGAATTCGATCTCGAAGCAATCCGCGCCAAGGCCAAGGAACTGGGAGTTCCGTACCATCCGGCCCAGAAGGCGGAAACCATCCAGCAGAACATCGACAAGTTCCTGTCGGAAGGGCAGACGGTGGAGCTCGCTGCTCCGAAGCCGAAGGAGGAGACTCCTGAGCAGGTCGAAGCTCGCCTCCTGAAGGAAGCTCTCGCCCTCATCCCGGTGACTGTCATCTCGATGGATCCGGCTGATACGGAAACCACTGGCGTCCTCGTCAGCGTCGGTAACCGCAAGCTGGGGCAGATCACGAAGGCCATTCCGTTTGGCTACAAGTGGTACATGCCCAAGATCCTGGTGCAGCACATGGAAGCGCAGATGTTCTGTCGCTCGAGCATGGTCCCAACCGGTGTTCCTGGAACCCCTGAGCGTCTCAACACTCAGTGGCTGAAGAAGTACTCCATCCAGTACCACCCCATGCCGACGCCGGAAGAGCTGGCTGAGCTCGCCAAGTTGCAGCTGCAGGGCAACGAACTGGCGAAGTAATCCGGTTCTGCTACACTTCGGGCCAGGGGCTTAGCGGTCCTTGGCCCGAACTCATTTCTGAGGAAGACAACTCATGGCGCTTGATTACACCACACCGGCAGAAGCTCTGGCCGAGGCCACGACCCTGCACACCGGTTTGAATGCAGATCTCCCTGTCCTCCCGGATCTGCCAGTTCCCGACATCATCACCATTCCGGGTGTGGGCGAAGTCCCCCTGGACATGCAGGTTGAGGTGAACAAGCCCACGGTCGACCAGCTCACCCAAGGTGCTGTTGGTGGCTCGGGCCTCTTCGATCAGATCATGGCTACGGTCTCTGCCCACATCGAGGGGCAGTACCACAAGGGCATCATCGGCCAGAGCGAAGTGGCTCAGGTCTACATTGCCGCTATCCAGACAGTGCTCCCTCAGTCGATTCAGTTTTTGCTCAACCAGGACCAGACTTATTGGGCAACTCGACTCATTCAGCTGCAAGCGCAGAACACTTATCTCGAGCGTGCCAAGTTGGTCGCTGAGG